CTATGAACGCTAACAACAAAACTATGATCTACGCGGCCTTCGCCGAGTCGCCTCTAAAATACGCCAACGCTAGGTGAATAGAAAAAATTTATTATGTGGACACACACTGAATCAAACCGAGCCCTGCCAGCAGACAAACCTTTTTCACTTAACAATGTCAGCTACCCTGCGAACTGGCTACGAGTCTCTGGGCCAGAAGATAAAGCGGCAATCGGTCTGGAGTGGATCGTGTCGGAACCTGCGCCAGTAGTCCGTGCGCCGTTGGATCGTGAGAAGCGTGATGGCGTTGCTCGGGCCAAAGACACTGCTTGTAAGCTTCTAGCTCAATCTGACTGGATGGTAGTTGCCAGTGTGGAGCGTAACCGAGTGGTGTCGGAGGATTGGGCCGAATACCGTGCTGCTGTAATTGCCGAAGCGGATCGGTTGGAAGGCGAATACAACGCTGCTTCCACATACACTGACATAGATTTAATTAAGCAGAACTGGCCGATTAGCCCTAACGAAGTTGCAGTCCGAAAAGCTGACGAGGCTAAGTTGGCTCCGTCTAAGGCGAAGCGGGAGGAGAAGGATGCCTAAATCAATCGCTAGAACCACAAAGGGCAAGGGAGCTAACTACCGTCCCACTAAGTCAGGGGCAGGAATGACTAAGAAAGGTGTAGCTGCTCACCGCCGAGCAAATCCCGGATCAAAGCTAAAGACTGCTGTAACTGGCAAAGTTAAGGCGGGAAGCAAGGACGCTAAACGCCGAAAATCTTACTGCGCTAGATCAGCAGGACAAGCTAAGAAGTTCCCAAAAGCAGCGAAAGACCCAAACTCTCGCCTCAATCAAGCCCGTAAAAGGTGGAAGTGCTAGTATGAACGGATACAACCCAGACAGTATTGACTCTATTTTAACCCGCATGGAGGCGCGGCAAGTCGGCAACACAGAGAAGCTTGACAGAATGATTCGACAATTAGACGACCATCAGGTAAGAATTGAGAAGTTAGAGACATTCAAATGGTGGCTCTTAGGGGCTGTCGGCGCAGGATCAGCGGGTGGAGGATTAGCGTTAAGTAAACTATTCGGAGGATAATATGCCAAATAAAAAAATATACAAGAATGAGAGCAAGGCGGCGTTTAAGAACCGCATAAGTAAAACAGGCAAAGCAAGAACCGCTGCAAATAAAAAAGCAAAAGTTGCTTCAAAGAAAAAGTCAAAGAGAGGTATGGGTTATGCTTAATAAAGACTCAATCCTTAACGGAATAATTCGTCACATCCTAACAGCGGGTGGAGGCGCATTAGTAGCTAGAGGAATGGTTGCGGAGACTGAGGTGGAAGCCTTGGTTGGCGCAGTAATTACAATCATTGGTTTGGTGTGGTCAGCACTAGCTAAAAAGAAAGCAGAATAAAATGCCAGACTTAACGGGTGGTACAACATTCACATCGGGTCAATCCGTAACTCACGGTGATCTTAACAATCTAGTAGGCAATGCTACCATTAACGATAATGCAGTAGTAACAGCTAAGATTAACAATAGTGCTGTAACAACCGCAAAGATACTGGATGCTAATGTAACTACAGCTAAGGTTGCCGATGACGCCGTTACCTACGCTAAGATTCAGGACACTGCCACTGACAATAGATTGCTAGGTGCAGCCACGGCTGGTGAGGTAGGGGAGGTTCAGGTTGCCACAGACATGGTAGCTGATGCTGCTATAACTACAGCAAAGATAGCAGATGACGCTATTACTCTAGCCAAAATAGGGGATGGCACTCAGGGTGACGTATTAGTTTATGGCGCAGATGGAGCACCTGAGTTGCTAGGCACTGGCACATCTGGGCAGGTACTAACCGCTGGCGGCACAGGAGCAACTCCGTCTTGGGCGAATGCTTCTGGCCCGACTTACACTTACTCAACTAGCACTCCGTCTGGCGGCAGTGACGGCGACATTCACTTGCAGTATTACAACTAAAAATGGCGACCACATCCAACTGGGATTCAGACACCTCTACTGGCGGTAAGGGTTTTTCTCGTTGGTATGTGAATGATAGCGGCACTTGGGACAGGCTCAACGGAATGCAGGTATATGCGTCTGGCGGGTTTAAGCGTGTGCGAAAGGCGTGGACTAATGTCTCTGGAACGTGGAAGCCGATTATGTGGCATCCTGAGCTTAATGAGGTAATAGATTTAGGAACATTAACCTTTAGGTCTAGAGATAATAGTTCTTCTTCCTGCCAAGGCTGGTTTAAGTTTGTAGGCGGAGACTTGACTAGCTCTAGCAGTTGGGAGAGCAGGGTTACTGTTTCTCAAGCAAGCGGCGGGTTTAGTAGTGATACTGGATGGGTTAGCGGAATGGCGGAGGCTAGTGCAAATCAAGCTAGAGGCGCATTTAAGTTACCGCATCCTACTGATTACAATAGTGGCGGCTCATCCTACGCGAGTGAGTATGGTGCGTGTACTCCCGTGCTTCACGGAGGAGGAAGCCACTCTGGTAGCTATTGGGTCGTGAGGGCGTGCTATTGCAATACAGACCTAAGCAAATCCGAAACCAGTGCCTCAAGTTACGAGCCTTGGGGGTATACAGTTTTCCCATAAAATGACACCTATACCATATTACGGAAGGAGCTTAACCAAATCTAACTTGGCTCAGTTTATTGCTGACAAGCTACAGAAAACAGATCAAGGAAGTCTAAATTTAATTAAGTCTTTTATTGACCGTAGGTATGAAATGATCTGGAACTCTGCTATATGGCGTGAGTCTTTAGGCACAACATCTTACTCTGTATCCGCTGACACAGAAGAAGTAACTCTAAATGCAGCAGTTCAGTTTCCTATAGCAGCTTCTTGGGATGATGAAGAAATTACACCTATTGACTATTCCGCAGTGTTCAGGACTGACCCTAAACTATTCTCTGAGACAGGTAAGGTTGCCAATTTCATTGTCCTTCCAAATGACTCCTCGGGTCAGGCAAAAATTAGGCTGCTCAGGAAGCCGAAGGAGGCTAAAACGCTTTTAGTTCTTGGCAAGGTATTTCATACAGTTCTTACTGACGATCATCGACCAGAGATAAACGGAGTAGATAACGCACTCTTATGCTTTGTAGAGGGGGATATGCTTGAGCACCTTCGCCAGTACCAAAAAGCACAGATTAAATTTCAAGAGGCTTCAGCCCAGCTAATGATAGTTAAGGACATGGAGACTCACCAATCAGCAAGTGACACTAGGATTATCCCGCAAGTAGAAGCGTCTTGGGACTTAAACGATTTCAGTAACTAATGCCTGTACACTACAACGATGGTCTTGATGACCAGCTAGCTTACGACTTGTCCGGTAGTTTTATCGGCGGTCAGGTAAGCAATGTACGCGCTAATCTCTTAAAGGAAGGCCAGTTCCACGAAGCTAAGAATATGGACATCGACAAGTTCGGTGCTATTTCTACTAGGCGGGGAACTTCCATTGTAGGCTCTACTCTGACTAATCCGATCAAGGGGCTAACCTTTTTTGACACGCCTGACTATGAAGAGATTCTAACTGTATCTAATGGTGTCCTGTATAAGTCAACGGGATCAACCTTCTCCAGCGTATCAGGGTACACTCCATCAGCTTCTAATAATGTTGAGTTCGCTCAGTTAGTGGACAAAATGTTTATGACGGATGGGAGCGGTAACTTGCACTCCTACAACGGTTCAGCAGTTACGGACGAAGGCTCATCAATACCTAGGGGTAAGTTTTTAATATCCCACACGAACAGGCTTTTCTCTGCAAACAATAACAACTACGACGATGAAGTTGCGGCGAGCGATATTCTAGACGGAACTACTTGGGGAACTGGGTTTCAGTTTAGGGTTGGAGGCGGCGAAGGTGATCCTATTACTGGCATAGTAAGCTGGTATAACTTTAATTTAGTTGTATTCAAGGAACGCTCCATTCATGTAGTGGTGACTGACCCATCTCAATCATCTGCTAGTGGATGGGCGGTTAATAGAATTGATAATACTGTTGGTTGTGTTGCTGGCAGGACTATAGCACAGGCTGGGTCTGATGTGTTTTTCTTGGCACGGGATGGAATCCGCACTGTACGCACTATTCTCTCAGGTGCTCAGAGCTCTGTGTCCGAGCCTATCTCTACCCCTATTGACGATCTTATACAGAGAATTAACTGGGGCTATGCACAAAACTCATGCGCTAAGTTCTGGAACAATAGGTACATTCTTAGTGTGCCTCTAGATAGCTCGACGACCCCTGACTATACTATTGTATTTAATACTGTGACTAGGTCTTGGAGCGGATACTGGACAGGCTGGACTAATAACGTGTACGCCGAGTCTGGATTTACTAATTACCCAAAGCTCATAATGGGTGACAACAGCGGCAATGTTCTTACATGGCTTGATTATGTTAGTGAATCTAACTTGGCTTCATCCACCTATCAGGACAACTCAGTAGACATAGAAAGCTTTCTCATCAGTAGGGGTCATGTTTACGGAGACTTTTTATCACCCAAGCTGGGAAACCATTTAGACATAGAGTTTGAGAATAGCATTGCTGGCTGTCATTGCGCGGAAGTATATGCAACCCTTGATGAAGAGGCTGGTGCTACTGATGTATTAATCGAGAACAACATTCCTACCCAGACATCATCAGTCACGCTCCCAGTTACTTTGCCATTTACTCTACCTGCTGTTGGCCCGTTCTCTCGCTCATTCTCACTAAGCACAAAGGGTGAGTTCAATGAGGCTAGGTTTAAGATTAAGGCAAGCTCAGGTAGGCTATTAGTTAGGTCGATTAAAACCAGTGCGTTTATGAACACTATGGCTCTGGAGAAATGACCAATGACGAACACAAACGATTTTCTGTATCTGATGTCATTAGCTTCATCAGGCGATATGATACCAGAGGGCTCTGTTTCGGTGGATGGCCGGACAATATCTTGGAAATATACATCAAATTCCATCAACAAAATGGAAGTCTCTGCCTCGTCGAGCAGGATGGTGTATTGGCTGGGATGGGAGTGGGGTACAGAATCAATGAAAACGACTTGGATCGGCATTGGCAACCCTTCAACCCCGAAGGCGATAGCTTCTACTTGTCGGACATCGTATGCTCTGAAAGATGGGCAACCGCAACTTGTATCAATGAGTTTGCGGAGAGGGTTCCCGATTGGAGAAGGTTGCGAGTTCTCGCTCTTAGACATGGTAAAAGAAGAGAACTTTCACAACAGTTAATAGAGAGGATATTCAGTGATAGTCAAAGGCACAGTTGTAAAAGGGAGGCAGTACGAGAACAAACCTCCGACAGCAAATATAAAGATGCAGAAGCCCTTGCCAGTGGGGGTGTATGTGGGGGAGGCGTACCGAACTGCCGAGCAACAGGGTAGCCTAGACGCAGTTGAATTAGGAAGAAGCTTTGTATGGATAAACGATCACCAGCCAGATATAGCGGAAGCATACATAACAGGATACTGGGGGTGTCATCTGTACGGACAGTTTCTCTTTATTGAGAATTTAGTAGAACTAGACAAATCACAAATCCGAAACTTATACGACAACGCAATGAACTCTTGGGAGGAACAGTATGTACAACGAGCTTCTTGAAATAGCAAAGGGCATTACGGACTCTTACCGTAAAAGGTATTGGGCTGCTGCTAATGCTGTCAATAAAGGCTCACCGCCCCCTCCTGCCCCTCCTAATTATGCAGAGGCCAACCGAGAAGGTATCATGGCCGACATCCGAACCTTACCTGCCCGTAAAGCTATTGAAGCTGCGGCTAAGATGGGCGGGTTCGGGTCTATTACTGTAGGTGGCGAGACTATTGACTACGACTTCCGTGGCATATCTGACCTAGACCAGCAGGTAACTAACCTAGAAGCCTACAGGCAGAGTGCTGACTCAATGGCTCAGACTGCCTTGGACATCCAGAAGAAGTACGGTGCTGACTTTGCTGACCAAGCGTTGAAACGTATTGAGGAGTCTGATCCTGTTGGGTTTAAGGTACGGCGGCGACTAGCTGAGATGACATTGAATGAGCTAGAGAAGGGTACGCAGTTGTCTGACGAAGAGGTTAAGTTTGCTGAACAGGCATTCCGCCGATCCTCTGCTGCTCGCGGTGGGCCTATGCTTGGAACTGCCCCTGCTATTCAGGAGACTCTCTCGCAGTATAACATGGGCCGACAGCTTCTTACTCAGCGCATGAACATGGCTCGCTCTTATGTGGGTCAGCCGCAGACAGCGCAGTTCGGTCAGGTGGCAGGTGCTCAACAGGGTGCTGCTCCTATGATGGGACAAGGGCTTGGTGCTGGTATCGGGCTGAATGCTAACGCTGGTGCTCAGGCTACTTCCTTTGCCTCTAACATATTCGGGACACAGGCTCAGATATACGGCACTCAGATGGCTAACAAGAGCGATCCATTCGGTGCAGTGCTAGGAGGTGTGGCTAGTATAGGTATGGCTGGCCTTACTGGAGGTATTGGTAGTTCTATAGCCGGAGCCACTGGTGCTGGTAATTTCGCAAAAGGTTTTGGTGGAGCTTTAATGGGTAAATAAGGAGAAATAATTATGGACTTTGAAAGTGGATTTAGTATGGGCCAGCAGATTCTAAGTGAGGCCCGTCAACGCAGAAGAGATGCAGCCGCAAATGAACGCGACGAAGCATCAGCTAAGTTAATTAAGCAGGAAGCCAGAGACTTGAGGCTAAAGAATAAAGCCAAGAAAGAAGTAGGCGGCTATAAGGTAGAAGCTAGAAGCGATAAAAAACTTTCAAAGCTTGCACCTAAAGAGAAGAGGATAGAGTTAAAGGGTAAGAAGGCTGCGGCAAAGCAAGCAATGATTAAGGCTAAACTTGAAGAGGATGTTAATAAAACTTACGGAGAACCTGAGCATAAAAGAATTGGTGAGGCAAGGATTCAGCAAGAGGAAGCTGCTCCCAAAGAAACTTTAGCCAGAGCCCAGCTAACTCGAAAGCAAGCTGAGAACTACGACAGAGAGACAGATAGTAGAATCTTCGTCAATGAGTTGAACGCTCAAAGCAACGCCATTACTGCTGACGCAAATAGAAAGAACGCTGCTACTGACAGAAAGGAGTACAATTTAAAGCGCAATGCTGCACAGGAAAGCACTGAGGAGCGTCTATTGTTGGACAAGGAATCAGAAGCACTAGCCGCCCAGATGGCAAAGCCTCCTACGAAAGAAGATGGGAGTATTGATTTTAGTAAAATAGATGCTTGGTCAAGAGACATATACTTAGGGTTAACTGAACTCTCAGCATCGTCATCTTCATCAGCAGAGGTAAGGAATCTAGCCATTGCGACATCTGATAGTTTATCTAAGGGCTTCGGTAGGGTAATAGAAGATTACAAAAGTCAGACGGAATACGTTAACAGAAACGTGATGCTTCTGGAAAAGGGTAAGCTGGCCCAATACGTCCAGAAATATGACCAAGGCGAGCGTTTAGAAAGAATGCGTAACCTGCACGGTAAGCAGGGGGAGGATGATGTTAACACTCGCCTTGAAGTTCTTGAGATGTTTAGGGATAAAGGGGTTCCCTTGTCTTATCTTAGGAGGGATAGTAAGGAGTTTAATAGTATATTTGCTTTTGAACAATCAGAGGCGATGCCGTTTCAGATTCTAAAAGATAAGGATGGTGGGGAGTATTCCTCTATAGACCACCCCATTATGCTTATAGACAGAACCGCTACCCTATCGTCGGCTGAAGCGTTTGCTGATGAATGGGTTGCACGAAACACGCCACCTAAAGCTGAAGTTCAACACAGGATTGGTGGGGGGCAGCAATCTGGGCAAATTTCTATCGGCCCCCAGCAACCCTCTGGGCCTCAAGTCACGACAACCCGTGTCGGTGGAAACCTGCAAACAACCGGAACTCCCATTGGCAGGGAGCTTTACCCTCACTCCAAGGCTGTCGATGTTCAGTCATTCCTTTCTGGATGGGAGGGTGGTCAGCCTCTAGTGGGTGGTAGCTTCCTTGATGGGCCAACTGCACCGCCAACGGGAAACTCGGAACCTATGGTAGAGGGTAGCTCCACTATGCCAGAGCTTCCGCAAACGCCACCACCTTCGCCAGCACCTACGCTCCCGAAAGGGCCGACTGACAGCGACCAAGAGCTTATGCAGGACTCAGGGATCAATGCTGAACAAGCAGGAATTCTAGACGATCTTGGTATTGATTGGAGGAACTCAAGTATTGGTGGCGTACAGCTTATTAAAAGGGAGTCAGATAGGCTGGAATCAGATATTAAATCTGGCACTGACGAGTTAAATAGATTGGAGCGTCAATTAAAAACAGGACTAAAAGATGATAGAAACTTTAAGCCAAGCCGATTGGGCCTTGGTAGTTCTAACCCAGTATTATCCCCATCCCAAAAAGCCAGCCTTAGAGAAAAAATCTCAGAAGGGAAGTCTGAGCTGGAGCAGATAAAAGCTCAAAAGGTAAAGCTTAACGACTCTATCAGGACTAAAAACCCCTCTGTCAGTCCTAAAGACGTAAGAATCCCTGAAGGTTCCCATGAGCTTCATCGTGAGTTGGAACGAATAAAGCAGCTTGCAAAGTCTAAGAGACGGGAAGCTAATGAGAGAGGAAACATAGAGCCAGTAGGCGTTACAGGTTCACGCCCAAATGCTGCCATGTACAAGGAGGCCCAAGAATTAGAGGCACGGGCTTTGGAAATTGAAAGGCAACTAGAGGGGTTGCCCGAGGAGAATCAGTCACTTATCAAGTCCAAGCGAAGATTTCCTGCGCCCCCTCCAAGGAGGAGCTATACCTACTAAAGTAGGCGGCAAAAGCAGAAAGCAACTAAAAGAATTAAAGTAATGTCTACTTCTATATTTGATTGGTGGCGGCAGCGGTATCCAAATCAGTCGCATTACACTGATGCACAGATAGGTGTTGCCATACTGAGTAAAGACCCCTCTGCGTTCACCGCGCACCCTGAGCTTAACCAGTACAGGGACGCCTACCAAAGAATCAAGGACAGAGAGAATGGTGCTGCTTTCGATAGGCAGACTGTTCAGGGCTTCCAACAAGCAATGGAGAAACCAGAGGAGGAGCGAGGCATATTCGGCACACTGCTTAAAGACCCAGCCAAGCGCGGCATCTTAATGTCTAAGCAAGCGGATATTGTTACTTCATTCTCTGGGGTCAATAAAGAGTTTACTGTAGATGACGCTCGCAACTTAATTGAGATAAGAAAAGAGTTAGAGGACTTAGAAGTATCTGACGAGTTTAGAGAGTTCCAAGAGGCTGATGGGTTCATTAAATCTTGGGGTGAGTTTTGGGGGCTAAAAGAAACCCCTTACATTATAGGTGAGGTAGTCACTGAATCTATGGCTGCGCTACTTCACAACGGCTGGAAGAATGTTGCTGGCGGTGCTGCTACTGGTGCTGCTACTGGTGCTGCTGCTGGTGCTATAGGTGGGCCTCTTGCTGGTGCTACTGCGGGTGTCGGTGCGTTGTGGGGTGCAGCAGGTGGCTTAGGTAAAACATCTTACGACCTATCCGCCTCATCTAAGTTTCTTGAGACAATCGAAGCAACGGTTGGTCGCAACGTAATGGATGACCCTGAAGCTTTGTTTAATTCTCTCAATGATCCTGAAACATTAAAGAAAGCCAGAAGCAAGGCAGCAAAGTACGGCATACCTATTGCCATGTTCGACACTCTATCTATGGGCCTAGCTGGTAGAGGTGTTAATGCTGGCGTGAGAATTGCCAATGCCGCAGGTAGTAAGGCTAAGGTTATGGTAGGCAAGGAAGGCTTACTAAATAACGCGGCAAGGATAGGATTGCTTGGAACACAAAAAGCTGCACCGATGGCTGCACCGCTCGCCTTCCAAAGCACACTCGGAGCATCTGGGGAATTTTTCGGACAGCTTAGTTCCGAGGGTAAGATTAACGATTGGAAGAGTGTATTCCTAGAAGGCATCGCTGAGTTCGGTATGGCTCCGCTTGAGATCGGCGCAGCTAACCTGACTAAAGATATGTCTGCCGATCACTCAAAAGCCCTTAACGGTATTATTAGGGATAGGCGAAAGGCTGGGGTGGACGCTGATTCTATTAAGGCAGAAACTCAGAAGCTAGTTAACTCAGGTTACTACACTCAGTTACAGGGCGATGTAATTAACACCCATGTAGATGAAGTGTTTGAGGCAGAAGCTCAGGGCAAGACCCCTCCAAGCGAGATGGGTGCTTTGGGCAGGATGAGTAAAGCTGACGCTAACAGGGCTTTCAATATGTGGATGGGTGATCGAGGTTATGGCCCGCCCATCAGGCCGAGTCAGCAGGTAGGGGAATCTGAGACCCAACGCAGAAGCACTGAATATATTATCGGAAAGTATTCATCCATCAACAAGTACAGGAATGCCTTAAAGGAGGGTGACGAAAAAACCGCCGATGAACTTAGGAATAAAACTCTTGAAGATGGTGGTGTTGAAATCGAAAACGATGCTGCTCTTCAGGTTAAGGGCAATGAGTGGAGGGAGAAAAAAATAGCTGATAAAGGCTACGTTGTGCAAGTGCTCAACCGAAAAGCAGCTTTCGAGAAGGGCGAGGAAAGGTTAGTCGAGGCCCGTGCCGCCCAAGAAGAGGCTCTTTCTGGAATTAAAAGCTGGGAGGATATTACAAAGTACCAAAACCTTTCCAAGCTAGATGAGGGTAAGGCTCAAGAGCTAATCAAAAACTTAAATGACGGACTAGCTGAATATAATACTTTTGACGAAACCGCCGTTGCTGTAGTTAACGATCCGTTCTGGCAGGATAGACTTAATCCTGATGAGACAAATGCCATCATAACCATAGGTGCTCACTTAGAAAATGAAGCCCTAAAAGAAATAGCCAAAAAGGTTACACCAGCAAGCGAAGATGAAACAGCAGCGTTTGCTAGGAAAAGGAAGGGCGACCCCAATCAAGGCGAGATGTTTGCGCCAGAGCCGCCAGAGGATTCGGGTGAGCGCAGTGATTTCTATGCTCTACCAGCAGAGCTATTTCCTAATGAGCTAAGACCTACAGAGGAGGAAATGAGTCAGATAGGTGATCCCGCTACTGAGCAGGACGCAATGTTTGAGGAGTTTCCAGAGGGTGAAGATAAGCCGAAAGCTAAAAGGAGTGTTCGCAGAGTTGGCAAGAGGGGTGATGCCCAGATTCCTGATCAAGGTATTTTCGGTGGTCAACCTCAGTTCGCTAGAGAGTATGGCGGTGAGGGTGACACAAGGAGTTTAGAGCAACGCATAGGCAAGCAGTTAATGTCTGCCGACCCAGCCGAGTCATCCGAGCGTGAGCTTCTGGGCTTTACTCAGGGCAAGAGGCCAGAGCGTGAGGACTTAGTTCTTGAGCAGGAGCTTGAGATTTCCCCTGACGAACTCAACAAGCTTCTCACTGGCAATCTTCATAAGAAATCAATCGCTAGAGATGCTGAAGCTTCAGGCAGGGAGTGGCATCCATTATTTCAAAGGCTTGAGTCAAAGGACTTCCCTATATCTATTTACGGTTCTTGGGGCATTGAAAGCGATAACTGGGGCAAGCGTTGGAACTCTATTGATCCTGAGTCGGGAACCATAGAAAAGATAAATTACTTTGAGGGTGCTCGTCGTTCTGCACTAAAGCTTGCAGCAGGTAATGTTAGAGAGTTTGGCACTGAAGCATACGACATGGCTTACGATGCTCTGCACGGATTCAACACATACGCTCAAGGAACTACAACTGAAGAGGGTAGGGTTCAGTTCAGGGCGGGCATGATTGAGGAGCTAAGACGCAGAGCAGAAGAGGTAATGGACAACGAGATAAGTCGTGGTGCTACCCCTGAGCAAGCCGCTCTAAGCCCTGACATAATGCGAGTAGCCAGAACCAAAGCACCTATATCCGGTGCGGCTATTCTAAAAAGAAACTTCTTGGATCAGGTTCGAGCACGGCGAAGAGAGGAGGCTAGGATCGAGTCAGTTAAGGGAGGTCAGTCAACTAAAGGTAAAAGGCTTTCAGAGCAGGAACGCAAGCGTAGGTCTAAGAAGCAGATTCGCGTAGCAGGAGGTGAGTCCCGCAACATAGCAGGAGGGACAACAGCGACCCGTACAGCGAGTGAGTTCTCAGAAGGTAGCATGACCGGATGGGACGATCTTAGAGAGGAAGGTGGATTTAGGGCTGAAGTTATTGAAGAGACTGTAACCGACGAAAGGTTTACAGATAAAGAACTTCAAGTTTTCACCTCGCAAATACCGGAACTTGTTTTTGACGGGGAGGAGTTTGTTGAAGTTGAGGAGGGTGTAGAGGGTGCTGATCTTACAAAAATAGACTCCGTTATAGAGGACTACCATTCTGGCTCCACTGAATTAGCCAACATGGGGAGCAAAAAGATACGGGCAATGGAGGCGACCAAGATTGCTGTAAGGTCTTTCTTGTCTGACTTCAGGAAAAGGTTGCATGAGGATGAGTCTCCTGAGTCTCTGTCTGGCTGGAAGGATCAACCTTGGTGGCATTACTCTAGGGTCAACCAAGATATTTACACTAAGGTTATTATTCCTGAGTTCGCCAACAGGGTTGATTGGAGGATGAAGGCCCAGAAGGATAGGCCAAAGGTCGAGTCTGATCTGTACCAGTTAAAGGAAGAGGCAATACAGATTCGTAAGAAGATAGATGAGCTTAACGGTAAAAGGTTTAAGCAGCACGTTAGGAGGTTGGTTCTTAGCGAGATGATGAACCTGAGAGAGTTAGGCCCAGAAATATCTCCCAACAGATACAGCGAGCTAGTCAAGGAGTCTGAGGGTAAGTTCTCTGAAGCACTTAACTGGATTTCCCAAAACCTATCCACCCCCGAATCCCCCAAGTGGTCTGGTTATTTTATTAAGTGGAGTGATGACGCTATTAAAGCTCAGTTCGAGGGCTTTGAGGAAAACAATGTAGTAGCATCTGAGGCTAACACTAAGATAAAAGTAAAGATGGGAGGCATTGGCACTGGCCCGCAGATAGGTGGCGGCTTTGTATCCCGCGACCCAGAGACGGATGCTAATATTATTAAAGGAGAGCCGTTCCAGTGGGGCATTCGCAGAGGCAAAGAGACAGTTCCTCTTACCATAGCTAGTAGGCGACCCAAATGGGCTAAGGGTGCTAAAGGATGGGAGAAAGCTAACTGGGTGGAGAGGAATGTTAAGGAATACTTGGGCGAACTATTAGCTAGGCAGTCCGTAGTTAAGAAAGAGATTTGGCGTAACCAAGTATTACTTAAAAAGCTAAACAACGAGCTTGCAGGTCAGAAGTCCAGAGGGACACGGATGAACGAAATCCGTCGGCAGATAAACAAGATCGTCAGCATCAGGGATAGTCGCATAGAAAGAAGCAAGCGTGGCATTGAGGTGAAGATTAACGGTGAGGTAATGGAAGCTGTTCCTCCTTACCTAAACCCAATCGGTGATCCTAGCTCTAAGACAGCAAGCTATGACCCAAGGATGACCCCCGCTAAAGTTGCCAAGAAGTACAGCAATAAGCGGATCAGTAAGATGATGCTTGATATGGAGAACAGGTATCTCCGTGCCTTCCATGATTCTCAAAGGGAGTTTCAGGATGTGTTCCTTACTAGGAAAGATTTGCGAACAGCGTTTGACGAGGTTGGTTTATTCTCAAGAGGTAGAAAGAACAGGCCATACGTCGATATGTTCACTGAAAACTCTTTGGTAAGGTATGGCAAGCAGAAGGGTAACTTTAATATCTCAGAAGCCTTTGATATAGTTTTCGCTCCCTTGAAGGGTGAGGCTAGGGCGAGAGCCAAGAGGATTCAACCGCTGGTAAAATATCTTTTCGAGAAAGGTCACAGCCCAGATGTTTTCCTAGCGAGCATGGAGAATCCTATTGCTGGTGCTGGTATGTACGACCAGATAAACGACCAGATTGTAATTGACCCGACACGGATAAGTGATGATGTAGAGAACTTTGACACGCTTCTTGAGGAGTTCATCCACTCTGTAACCTTCGATGTACACAAGGATAAGGGTATAAACTCTAGGCTCACAAAGCTTCGGGAACAGGTAACTGCTGAGTTAGACAAGCGTGGGTCAGACATTGATAGGTACTTCTTGCAGGACAACAGGGAGTTTATTGCTCACGCTATCTCAGACCCGCAAGTCCAAGAGTTACTATCGAGTATTCAGGTTAAGGATCAGGGCATAATCCGCACGGCTTTCAATAGAATCCTTGAGCTTATATCAGAAGCCCTTGGGTTAGACGCTGCTCGCGGTAGCATACTTGAAGAGGTGGCACTGCACCTGTCTGAATCAGTAAGGAAGAGGGCTACTTATTCTCGCAGACCTAGACTCAATGCCGAGAAAGTTCCGATCCCATTACGCTCACCGGAAGGGTACGGTAAGGTTTACGTTAATCAGTTTGCTGGTAAGACTAGCGGCTTGGTTCTGACCTACAGCAAGAATCTATACTTTGCTAATGGTTCTAGCTTTGTTCTGGATAAGGCGAGCAAGGCTAACATAAACGAGAACTTGGTTATTGAGTACAGCCCAGAGGTTTGGAAAGCAATTAGAAGTGACCTAGCATTGTTCGCTGCTGCATTCCACGGCTCACCAAAGGAGGAAAGATTCGACAGGTTTGACACTTCCTTCATGGGAACAGGTGAGGGTGCTCAAGCGTTTGGCTGGGGGCTGTACTTTTCCACACGACAGGGCGTTGCGGATTTTTACCGACTGAAGAGTGACGGAAATATTGTTATTAGCCCTGATGACGGAAGGCAATACTTGCGCCAGAAAATGAGCAAAAAGTTGTTTGATTCGATTGAGGCTGGTACTTATATCCACTCAAACACAAGGGAAATGGGAGGTTGGTCAGCTTGGGTTACAGTAGCAAGCGACCCTGCTGAAAGAAAGAGCCAGTGGGAGGAAGTGGTTCGGAGGGAAAAGGGTATATGGTGGATTCAACTCAATAAACCCGCAGGTCAAGGATACAAAGTTGAACTAGCCCCAGCGGAAGATGAGTACCTGCTATTGGACGAGCCTCGCGTTAATCAAAGCGAAAAGGTTCAGCAAGCTTTAGACAATCTAGAGAACGACTTAGGAGAGTTGCTGCCAGTTAATTTGAAGAGTGGCATGGAGATATACCAAGAGGTGTCCTATCTAGCTGGGCTCAACATTCCTGAAAAACAGCCAGACTTTAGCGGGCTTTCATCTGATCCCTCTTTGAGGCTTCGCCAGATAAAAACCGCAGAGGCAAAAGCCGGATCACTCCTCCTTCTCAAGCACGGCATTCGTGGTAATAAATATCTTGATGGGGTGAGTCGCCGCAGGGGTAAGGGAAACTACAACTACGTCATATTCGATGACTCGGACGTAGAGATAACCGGATCGTTTGCCAGAAAGAGAGAAGCTAGATCAGGCGAGGAAGTCCTCGATATAATCAAAGCAAAGACTGAGGTTCCAGAGGAGTCAAAGACTCTAGTAGAAAACTCAATGTCTACTTGGGATAAGTTTAAGAGCGCATTCGTAAGTTCTCAGCATCCTTGGGAGGTATTACAGAAGGTCGTTGATAAGACATCACTGCAAGGAAAAACAAACCTAGCCCATCTAGCGGAACTCCAAGCTGGTGCTGCACCTAAAGCGGATTGGGATGTTCAGGTTATGGAGCGTGATGTAGAGGGTGCTTTGGGTAAGGCAAGAGGAATGATAGATGATGAGTGGTCTGACTTTATTATCCTTGAGCGTATCAAGTCTCGCCTAATAGATCAGCAGACTAAGATGGGTGAGCTAGAGCCTAGGCTTAGGCAGTTCCAAGATAAGGACAACTGGATTCTGGATGATAATAAAGACCCGATTGAGTTTGATCTAAGGGATGACAACCGAGACTTCTGGGTAGTTGATGGTATTGAAAAGACTAGGGATGAACTTGAGATGGAGTACCTTAGAATACTTGGCATCTCGAAAGAAGTTTATCCATACAAAGATTGGAACTCATTCAAGGATGACTACTACTCAGGCATTAACTTCCTCAAGGATAAGATAGCTGACCCTGAAGTTCTTGATATGGTGAACGGTGAGGTTACTGGTAAGTTTGTTGACGCGCAGGAACAGTATCACTCGCACATGGAGGGAGCACTAATGAAGCTGCGTCAGGCTGGCGTACTCAGCCCCACACTGTACAACTCCATACAGAGAAGCACATCATTCTACGTTCCCTTCTATGTTGTTAGGTACTTTAACCGCAACCCAGAGGACACGTTCGGCCAGACCATTAAGGGAATCACTGAAGCAGGAGAGACTATCGTTAAGCCGATGGATGCTGGTAGGTTTAAGATTTACTACAGTACGCTGAGAGCGGAGAAGAATGAGTACATAAAGAAGATAGACCTATGGAGAAGTGACTTTGATCCTGACGGCAATCACATCACTAGGATAATAGACCCAGAAGATTTGTCAGAAGGTTCAGGCAAGGGTGCGTTAATGTTCTACGAGAACGGACGCAAGCGTTACATTGCACTGGACAAGCGCGTTACTGATGTAGCTAACAGGTTCACGCCAGTGAGTGCATCCCAAGCACACAGAGCAATGAAGGTGTTTGGTGATATATTTAAGATGGGTGCTACTGGTGTTAATATATTCTTCCAAGCATTTAACTTTGCAATGTTTGACCCCATCCGCTTGCTGACTACATCTAGGGCTGGTCTGAAGAATAGAGATAAAGGTCTTAACCCGTGGGTGCTGGCGCAGCAATACATCAGAGCAATGATGGCAGCATCGTGGGCCAACCTTACACCTAACTCTATCAAGAACCTGATGTCTGAGAAGTCACCTGAGTTTACTCAAAGCTTAGACAATCTTTACAGCGAGTTCATTAACAGCGGTGCTGCGGGTTCAACCATTGCTGAATACTTCCACAAGCCTGACCACATAAGAGACGTTCTCAGTGGAGAGAAGTTGTCACGCAAGAACCCGTTAACGGCTGTCACTGCAAAGCTCTCTCAGTTTGGTAAGACTCTTGAGCAGACATCTAAGATGGTGGGTATGCAGAGGATGATGGGCTTTGAAGAGATAGAGAAGCTACGATCCAAGATGGATAAGGCTAAGACATCCGCCGCAAAGGTAGCCATCAAGAATCAGATTGATGAGAAGATGGACTTCATTGCCACTGAGATAAGGAACTTTGCTGGCTCCCCAGACTTCTTGAGGCAAGGTGAAGTCACTAAGAATGAGGCACTGAACGTACTGTTCTTGTTCTTTAACGCCAGAATACAGGGCGTTGAGCGTGACCTCAGTAGATTGTCTAAGGTGTTCAGCGGCACATCTCAGGAGAAGGGTGAGGCACTGATGGTCGGTATGAAGATTTCCGCATTCGCAGTCCTGCCGACGATCTGGGCTTGGTCAATGAACAGAAGGAACGAGGATCGTGAGGATGATTACGACCAGATTTCTGACGAGGATAAGAAGAACTACATACACATCCCTCTAGGCGAATACTTTGAGCATCCGTACATTGAAGGTAAGATGGTTGCTGACTACATCAGGATTCCCAGAAGGGAGACATTCGGCTTGTTCTCTTACACGATGGAGAAGGCTCTTGATTGGTACTATCAGAAAGACCCACAGGCAGTTAGCGAAATGTTAGGTCACTGGGTTGAGGCTAGTATGCCAGTTAATGTTGCTGGTATTACTGATGGTGAGGTTATCAAGACAGGTGAGAGTGTGATGTCCAGTCTTAACCCGATCCTGAAATCCCCGATAGAGGTTCTAAGTAACAGGAACTTCTTTAGGCACAAGCCAATCGTACCTCCCTCGCTGGAGAGAGCAGAAGTTAGCCAGCAGTTCTTTGACAAGACACCAAACATATACAGGAACGTACACTTTGGGTTGGGTGCTTTAAGAATGGAGCACATGGTCAACGGACTGACCGCTGGATTGCTTACGCAGTTCACGCCACCTGAGAACACAGGCATACCGAATCAAGATGGAACGATGCCTATTGGTCGGACGCTTTCATCTACGCCGCTGCTGAGTAGGTTAGCCCGTAGCACATTCCTGAAAGAGACTGAGCTTGATGAGATACTGAACGACGAGAACAAGCTGGATGCTACTCAGCGTGTTATGAGACGGCGTGTGGTTGACAAGTTTATGACGGACACTAGGGGGATGACCATTCAGGATAGGGTTAGGATGTTGCCTGTTCCTCGCAATAGTAATGAGGAGTTGGTGAACATGGCAATAATTAGAAGGTTGAGGGAAATGGCTCTTGGTCTTGAGCCTGATGAAATAAGATTGAAGAACTCATCGTCTGCCGCACGGGCATCGGTGGTGTTGAAGAAGATGCAGGGAATGCAGCCAGCAGAAGTAAAGGTCTACCTAACGGACTTGGCTAGTAAGAAGATACTGACTCAGGATGTTGCCAACGTCTTAATGGAGAAGATGGCAATGCGTGGTGAGTCCATGTCTGATTACGTTACCGAGCCCGTTAGGTAGGTTGCACTAAATATCAGGTTCCAATTCCTTGATCGACTTATTGATCTTACCGATCTTGATATTCAGTTCTTTGATCTCGTCTACTTTGGTCGGCTCCCATTCCTTGAGCCTGTTGCGTTCTTCGACGAGTGTTTTCTTGTGTTCTCCTAGAGCCCACAGCTTACCTGCGTAGGTTTGCGGCTTGCCCTTACTACCCGAACCACCACCATTATTGGGGGCAAATATACCTTGCCAGCCCTTTGTCATGGTTGTCTCGATAGCTCGTATAGCAGGTTCAGCACCGCCCCACCCGCACATCTCTGACCACATCTTGCTCACTGAGATAGGCTTGAGCTTCTTCATACCGTTTTGTCTACGATACTTCTCATACTCTTCCCATTTCATCTTGAACTCATCAGTGTCCAGCGGGGGTGGTATCTCTGGGGTGTCGTAATCTTCTGTACGTTTCTCCCAGTATTCCACACGCTTTCTTGCTGCGTCCTCTACTCTGGTGTTGACTGACTGCCACTTGTCCCAGCCCTTGATCTCTCCAGCATCGTTAACCCATTTAAGTTTCTTAAACAGTTCAATGATCCTGTCGAATCTGGCTGAGTCTCCGATACCCTCTTCGGTAAACATACCTAGAGCCTCGGCTACACCTTCCTTCTCTATCTCGGATAGCTCCCTGAGATCAGGTCTGGTGCGTTTCCAGCAGTCGGATTTGACCCACTCCCATACAGCGCAACCAGCACAGTCACGCTTCTGGAGGTAGATCATTTCCTTGTCATCCATCATGTACACAGAGTTCCTGTACCATACGTTTGGGGTCTTTCTCATGTTTTAGTTTCTCGTATTCTTCCATAGTCCTCTTGTATAGCATCTGGAACTCGGCAAACGCTCTCTCACTAGGGTCTAGTCTCTCGTCAACGATGTTAATACCATTGATGATAGTACCGTGATCCCTGCCAAGAGCCCTACCCAGACTGCTCCGAGAGAACTCTACGTTTGCGTTCATGCAGATATGATAAACAATAAACCTAGCGTCACATACTTCAGGCCGTTTGTCTTTGTTGACAATTCTGGCTGGTGATATTCCGCTGGCTATTGCTACAGCAGCTATCGCTCTATCAAGAACGGCAGCTTGTTCTTTGTCGGGGTTATCTAACGCCCCAACCTTACCCCATTTCCTACTAGCGTATGATGCTCTCTCGCTCATAACGTCCTAGAATGGAGGTTGATCGTTGTCAGGCTCGTTGCTCTGCGGTGCAATGTCCTTCTTGAACTTCTCACTAATCTGGAAGCTGAAGTATTTGTCACCTGTCTTGAGCCGTGCGGTATCTTTCGATGCAGTCTTGAGCCAAGCGGCGATCTCTGCCTCCTGCTCCATACCGTTAACCGTTAATGTGCAAGGCCCAGTGTACTCTGGCTTGTTGTCACCCTCTTCTTTGTAACCGTTCTTCATCAGAACTCCGTTACCTAGTTTTTCTTGTGGCATAATATTATGCTTTATCCTTTCTCCAGTATTTAACTGGGTGTCCTTCTTTTATTACGGAAGAGATAAGGGTGGACAATTCCCTATCTGCTTCTTGTTCGCTGACTCCTTTATGTTCAGCAAATTGTTTCCTAAGCTTTGAGTACGACACGGTACAGGCGTTAACAAATACATCGGCTGGCAGTCCTGACTGAATCAGTGCTCCGGTTATATCTGTTATCCTCTTGGTTCCCTTGCGGGTAGACCTTGACCATCCATCTACCTCGTCGAACTCATCTCTTTTCCTTTTAACCATTTCAATGAACGAACCGCAGACTTGAGCAACGTCACTAAACACGCCCATCGTCTTGCCGTCCGTGATTGCATCGACCTTCTCCTTGAGTATAAGCCCTTGCTTCTCAGCTACCGTCATTGCAGTAGACCTGAGTGCAGTGCAATACTCAGTATGGTGACACCAGTTACAGTAGTCACATGGGTTAGGTGATCTGGTTGGGTTGTTAACTGAATCTACAATACGAAACGCAAGTGTCTCAGCTTCCTCCCTGCTAAATGTGAACTGGTCGATCTTACCCAGAGAAGAGTAGATCAGGTGGCAGGTAATTTGTTCTACGTTATCCCGCTGACATATAGCTGCTGCATACACAGCCATCTGCGGTACATAGTTCCTCTCCATCTGACCTGTCTTTAAGTCGAACAGATGCCCTTTACTATATGCGTCATAGGTTCCGAATGTTATCTCTTCACCATTACGCATCAGCTTGACCTCTATCTCTGACTCGATTGGGTTATTGCCAGACACACGCTTAATGTATTTAGCAGCTTCTACAATTTCTTGCTCGTAAGTCTTACTCATTTTGTAGTAGCTCGCTTAGTTGTTCGTGTAGTTTGTTCCCCCTATCAGCAGCCGCACTACTCCCTCCTTCTCTAGACTTGTAGCAAGGGCAAGCCTCAAGGGCAGGGAATGAGGATGGTGATAGGGTTTTATGATGCCTACTAGGGGCTGTTCTCTTTTCCAGATTTTCTGGGATTAGTGTTTTTGTGCTTGTTATACCCATAAGTTCCTCCGAATCGTTTCTTGTACCACTTGTTAAAGGCACGATTAAACTCATCGCATTCTCGTATGGTAGGGACGCGCCCCCCGTGTTCTGGTTTGGAGGACGCGCCCTTAGCCACTACTTACCTCTCCCCTCTGAAGCTTCTGCATCGTCATCCTTGAATGCTGGGATAACCAACAGCCCAAGGTAAGACCTGCGACAAGCATAGGTGTGCTCACTAGCCATAGCCTGTTGCCCCTTACGTTCAGGGCTCATGGGCCAGTAAGACTTGCGCCACTCACCAGATGTGTGGGATAGCACAGTCTCTAGGAACATCCTTTCCTGTCCGTTGCAGGTCTTAACTACAGTTGACTGGGTGACGCACAGACCGTTCTTAGCGAGCACAGGGGCAGCGATACTAACACCATCCTTTAGCTCAACGAACTTACTATTGAAGTGCGGGTTGTCGCCGCCAGCCATAACACCTTTAGCCCATTCAGCCTGAGCTTTGGATAGTGCAGCAGCCAGCTTTCCAGTGCCGCCACTGTATGTTGCCCAATCCTCACCCTCTTTGATCTTGGATTGCAGTTCTTCCATGTGTTCGGCCATCTCTTCAATGACCTTGTTTAGTGCATCTACTTGCTGTTCCGCAGTAACGGGAACACTCTCTTGTTTCTCTTCGCTCATACTTATTTTCCTTCTTGGTTAATGGGGATTTCGCCCCGTACTAGTTGAAAGAAAAGGTCGGACTCCATTGTAACCAACCAGTTCTCTCTAGATTTCTTGTGTGCTACTAACGGTGGCTTGCCATCACAATCATTCTTAGCCTGAGCCATTGCGTTAGACACATTGAGTTTCTCTACGAACTTAACTTCAAAGTGGAAAGGCAGGTTTGTTATTACATCGGGAGCCTCCTGCCCTCCTGCGAATCGGCCAGCGTTCTGACACCCTCGGATTGCATCGAATCCATGAGAGCGTATGACATCACGCCATAGCCTCTCGCCTCTAGCTCCCTTCTGTTTCGAGTTCATCGTCTACCTCCGCGAGATGAATGAGTTCTTCAACTACTTCAGTCTTGGACTTACCCGTAGAATTAGCTAGTTCATCCAGCCTTCCGACTGTTGCGTCTGATAGTCGATAGGAACGGAGTCTCTTACCGTCCTTGTACTTGTCCTTCTTAGTGATCTTGATTGGCACGGGCGCATTATATATACGCCTGTACTTACAGGTCAACCACGAAGTGCTCGCAATGTCTTCCCCTTACTTGGGTGTGCCATGACTTTCTTGTACACCAGCACACGAACGTCCTCCTCAACCTCGTTAAGAAACTCCTTGGATACCTGAGTGAACTTACCACCCTTGAATCTATTGGATGTTTCTATTGCTTCCTTCTTCACATTACTAATGTTTATTAAGTGCATTACTCGTCCTCCATTATATGATTTCTGTAGTCCTCCATCTGACTGATGGCTTCTTTCTCATAGTCCTGTAACTCCCTAGTAGGGTGTGCCTTAGCTAGCTCCAGAACCCAATCCAATGCTTCTATGTTTTTCATCTCCTCCTCCTCTTGAATTTTGTTTCTTCTGCTTTCTCAGTGTGTCTAGTAAGTAAGTCCATCAAAGACTCGGCTTCCTCCCATGTGTCAAACGGCCCCCAGCTTTTAACAAACGGCGGCGGGCTACTCTTCAGCAACCTTGGCCCAGCGGGATTGCCACTAACTGTTACCACACGATACTTGTAGTAGTCAGGCACATCTTGTTCCATAAACTTCACTTGCATGGGTTCAACTCGGTAGGGCATAACCTGTGATATTTGACTAGTATCTTTCATTTGATTAACCTCCTCTCAGTCATTACAACTCTCACGACTCCTCGCTCGTAACGTCAAAGGAGGGGCAGGGAAATTAGGCATCAGCCCCCTGCCCCTCCATTTCTTTTAGTTGTTGATTGTCTCCTGTGTAGCAGCAAGAGGTCGGTGCTCTCTCACGGCGTACCCAGTGATACCACTCTTAGGTGTCTTGCTTGACTTGCGCTTGGTGACACGCTGACCAGTGAGCTTGATCTGCTCGTACTTGTCATCGTCTCTATCGCAGAAGTTAATCAGTTCCTTGAGTACACGCTGGGTTTCTACTGACCGCTTGACCAGTGAGCCATCCTCGTGCGTGAGGTGCTGTGTGATGCAGTTGAATAGATCACCAACAGCAGCGGTGGCTTCCTGATCCGTGCGCTGCGGGAACTTCCATGCTTCCTCTCTGCTAGTACCCTCATCTAGGGTGACAAGCCTGTTGTTATCGTGGAAGTGGTTGTGCCAAGTCTTACCCTCGAATGGATGTCTTTCATCCGGTATGTTATTCCACCGTGTCGGCTGCGCCCAGATGCTTTGGACAGCCTTGCGTGTGCTCTTCCTGCCGTGACCAAACAGGTTCTCAATCATGTTAAGACCTTCTTGGCAGGTAACTTGAGTGCGTAAGTCTCTGAACAAGAACCCGTACTCGTTGACTCCCATACGGAAATCCTCTAACGAATTGTTCAGTGCCTTGACTATGGTTTCTATGTTGATGTGTTTGGTGTGCCTTTGCGTAGCTCGCTTGACTACTGACCGTGTTGTCCAGCCATTCATGCAAGCCACACGGGTAACACCAGTTTCAGGTTCGACAGACCAGCTACCATCATGGCTGCTCTTGAGGCGAATATCCCATGCTAGTATGTCGCCTGTCTTTACCTCCGTCTCTTGGAACATTGGCAGACTCCAGTTCATAATGCATTTGCCTCCATCATTTTTACCTCGCTGAGATGGGAACGTCTGCGATTGGAACGTGAGTCCGACATCGTTCATGTTTTTCTCTCCTAGGTAGAACTCGATGGCATTGTCTACGCACTCCTTGAGGTCTGGGTATTGTACAATACCGTAGTCATCTGAGTGCTGACCTAAACATAAGCCATTGTCCTCCCTGTATATTGCTTTGTAACCCTCAATCGGACGCCCTTCTTGTGGGCCGCTGGGGTACATTGCATTTCCACTCACAACTCTGAAGTCATGAGCCATCTTGGTTTCTTGTGTATCTTCCATTGTTCTAGTTGAGTTACCTGATACTATCAAGCAACTGCATACCGCCCACGACTAGCCCTGCAGTAACAGCCAGCCATGAACGGTGTTGCAGTAGCCTAAAAGCTACCTATTGTTTAAGCCCATCGGCCTCCCTTCCATTTCTTTTGCTTTTCTCTACGCTTGTAGAATCTCAGCATTTCCAAGTGCCTATTGAATATATTATCTGCATCCTCGCGGCTCATAGCAAATCGTAGATCGCCGCTTATCAGAACTTCCGCCCATGCATCATGCCGTAGCTGTTTTTCTTTTTCTTCTAGCTTCTTTCTCTCTTTCTTTTCGTATCTTTCACGCCTTGCTTCTACACCCAACCGATAGGAAGTCTTTTCAAACTTAATATCTAGAGGGCTAACTCCGTGCTTAGTCTCCATCTCCTTGCAGCATTCAGTCATACTCATCATCAATGGGTAGTAGCACACCGAGTCTCCATCGGTTATCACTACGTCATAGCGAGCTTCGCCACTGGGTTTGATTTCTTTAGACCAAGAGTCTTGAATACCTATGTCATCCTTAACTAGTTTGCCTATAATTTTCATCTCTTACTTAACTCCTCATAGTATTTTGCTGCCTTCTGTTCCAACTCAAGCTCGGCTTGCAGCGAATCAATCTTAGCCAGAGCTTCCTTTAGTTTAACTTGCTTGGCTTCGTATTTAGTCCTCATAGATTGAACATAAAACCACAAGTCAATGATCTCATCTTCTATGTCCCTGAACTTAACCCTTGTATCTAGGTTTCCTCCGTGCTCATCCTGTCCACAGTTAAACTTTGTGTGGGCTTTCAGAGTGAAGAAATGAATTGCCTCGTCCCTTATCTCATCAGGTGTTCTTTCGGCCATTGTTATACCTTTCGTCTAGTATTTCGTTTGTTACCTTAACGACTGAATCATCTGAATACACAGACCTGAGCCGCTTCTTGCCCTCTCTTGTTGTTATCTCTGTCACCAGAATAGGGCTGAGTTCCGGTGAATCCATCGTGGCTTCTATCAATGCCCTTAACGGACATTCTTTTGACTTGGCAGGGAAGGACTTAACATCCTCGCCGCCCATCATTAGTATTTGCATACGTTTCCTTTGGTTACTTGTTTGGTTTGAAATTGTCTCCTGCCCGATTAGATACCTGCATTTTTTTATTTGAAAGGAGTCGCAGGACGGACAGGAGCGCGAGATTGAGAGAGCATATAAGGTTTGTTTCAAGATGCGCCAATGACAAAGGGTAAAACCTAAACCCTCTAGACAGCATATCTACGGTTCTCCCGTAGCATCATTCCCTTACATGCTCAAAGCTCCTTACACTATATAGATATATAATCTATTCTATTCTATTCTATTCTATTCTATTCTATTCTCTTGTGAGTATTGTGGAGATGTCTGGAGATAACTGGAGACAGTGTTTTGGGAATCCGTCTCCACTCTGCCAGCTTTTACCTCCTCCTCTAGCAAGGTGAGCCGCTTTCTTATCAGCTTCTCTTCTCTCTTAATGTGGTCAAAGGATTGTTTCATGGCTAGAAACTCCTTCTCCATCCGCTCGACAACCATGCTCATGCCTATGTTTGTGTCTACCATATCCTTCTCTAGCTTACATACTTTACCTACTAACTTCATATCTCTCTCTGGATTCATTGCTTAGTCCTCCAATTCTTTTGTGAATAGGTCATCATCATAACAATAATAATAATGATCCTTTTCAATGATGTTCCACATATACAACCACCATTTATTGTTTGAGATAAACGGTGTTTCGTGTCCGCCGCAACCAATCTTCCACGGGTGGTCGAATCCTTTGTCCCAATTTTTCGGCCAAAGATCTTTCTTGTCTTTCATTTAGTCCTCCTTAAATAATTGGAATTGTCCCTCCATTAAGTCCTTTTCCTTCTCACTGAGGGGTTCTTCTGAACTGTATCTTAGGTTGATGAACTGCTCTATATTATCTATGCGTTCACCTAAGCTTCTATACATCTTAACGCTACACCTGCTTGATGATTGCAGATTCTTCTCCAGCACCTGAATCTTGCATAGTAGCTCGGTTATGTGCTGATCTTGGCTCATTTGAATGCTCCTATAATGATCAGGATTGTGCAGACAACTAGCATTAGAGTGAAACAGGCTGCTGCTACCATGCCTTGCGTCTCCTTCTCTATTCTGGCTTCATTGCTCTGCTTGATTTCTTCTTTAATCTTCTCAAGTCTCTCTATACTCACGGGATTATCCTCCTTCATTGGGTTTGCAATAAAAAGAGAGAGCCGAGGATGTTACTCCCCGACCCTCTCTTAGTTTTCTATTTAGACAAGCCTTACGGGGTCATGGCGGTATTCCGGCTACACCTCGTCAGGTAATCTGCCTTGGGTTCCTTCCGCTCGCCCACTCCCTGCCATCATTCTGACGGATTGGGGAGACTAGGTAAGGCTTGAATGAATTAGTTCTGCTGATTGATTTGAATCAGTCCTTCGGCAGCGAGACGCTCCAGTTCAGCCGATGAGTATTCAGTTCCCTGAATGTCGAACGACTTGGCTGGTGCTGCTCCCTTGCGTGGCTTGACTAACGTCTGAACCATCGAGCCCTTCGTTACCTTCGTGGTGACTGTGCGGCCACCCTCGGCAATGAAGTCCTCTCTAAGTTCGCCGTGTTGTCCTTCTAGCTCAGGCATTAACTCGATGCAGCGATGTGCTAGATTGAAGAATGCTTCACGTTCCTTAGATGAGAACAGCGTTTTGCCAGCCTTATTCCAGACCTGCTTTGGCTGTCCTGTCTTGGGGTCAATGACTTGATTCTTGTTCTTGTCCAGCAAGTCAACCAGTTCAGCTACGTTTCCGTCTGCGTCTGGAGTGATCTTGCGGTGTTCCAAGTCCATGATCTTAGCAGCATTGCGGTAGTTGTTAGGGATTAACTTAACCTCTTTAACCGCTTCAGCTTGGCTCTCTGGAGTTGGATCAGCTATCCATTCTGCACCCTTAGACGCAAGAATATCTAGCTTCATCTTGTGGTCAGGATTGTGCCACTTGTAAGTGACCTCGCGCATGACTACATTGTTTATCTTTGCACCATTCAGAGCCTTAGTTAAGGTGTCCTTTTCTAGACCACGAAGTGATGCAGTGTGTAAACCTAAGCCATCGCCGCTCGCCTCACCATTGCTATTTAGCTTGGGATCGAAGAACAACTCTGCCTTACGGACTGATTTCTTAGTTACTTTTTCCATAGTATCTACTCTCTTATTAGTTTGTTATGGTGATTGAGGCTCACCGATGCCTTGAAGAAAGGTGTTCAACCTCTCATCTGGATCACTGACCGGATTGGTTTTTACTTACTTGCGATCCCACATATTGTAATCGCACGCAAACACACGTTTGATACGCTCCATGTATTCTTTGATCTCACCGCTTTCCTTGCGCTTTCCTTGCGGATACTCGGGCCAAGGTGAGTATTCATTGTTGCGATGCCAGCGATTTACCTCTTCTTGTCTGAGGTTTAGCTGAGTCTGCAACTTTTCTGCTGCCTGTTTCTTGGCTGCTTCTTTCTTTGCTTTCTTAACCGCCGTCTTGCTTGGAGCTTTCGGCTTGGCTGTTGCTTTTGGTGTTTCTATTCCGTTCAGGTTGATTTGTTCTGTTGTCATTGGTTTTCCTTTTTCTTGATTAGATTAAGGCCAGTGACCCAGATGAGAGGCGAGTGGCGTTTCTTAGCTGCGATCAGGTTATTGATTCCCTGACCCGCTCCACGCCGCGCACGCCTGATATGACGCGCCCACCGAAGTGGCTCTCTGTTTCAACTAATAATTTTTTCGTGGAAACCTACACGCTGCCTCGCTTCAGAATGGACTTGAGTGTCCCGCAATGCGAGGAGATGACCCGCCACGCTTGTCGACGCGACTGCATCCGAGGTTTGGAGTTGACTCCCTGTCCCTCTACACATATACATACGCCACCAACTGAAATAAATCCCCAGATGCCTAAAATCGCCGAACCAACCAAACTCCCGCCCGTTCCCGAGGAAAAGATCGACCAGCTTTGCGATGTGATCCGCGAGGGACTATCCGTCCAATCCGCTGCGAAATTCGTGGAGTTATCCGTGCCGCAGGTTGAGAAATGGGTGCGTATGTATCCCGCTCTGAAATTGCGGATCGACAAAGCAACCGCTGACCATGAGCATCACCTCGTCGCCCTCGCCACTGCCGCATCCCAACGTGACGGGAAATTAGCCATTGCGATCCTTGAACGCCGCCACGGCCAATGGAATAAAACGGATCGACAGGAAATAAAACAGGAAACGCAGGGAACGGTGTCGCCGGAGCTGTTAAAAGCACTGCAATCTGCCCCCGAACGCGTGACACCACGGGGGGATACCACCCCCAACGGCACGGTATAGTTAATATCTACCTACCTCAAATTATCGGAGCACCAAAAAAGTGGCCCTAAAGTTAAAGAAACCCCTGAGAAGTACCAAAGTTTCCCGTAAAATCACCAATGCTGTACAGTCTAAGGTAGCCAAAAAGGGCGAAAAGAAGCTCACAAAGCGTACAATCGTGGAGAGAGCAGCCCAACTGGAGAACTTTCCAGAGCTATTCCTAGGGCTAAAGGCGTATGAGTGGCAGAAACGCGTTCTAAGCGATCTTAATTTCAAGGAGGCCCGTGTAGCCATGAAGGCAGCAAACGGCTCAGGAAAGACCTCTCTCGTCGCAGCAAGCGCGGTTCTGTGGCACATGATAAGATTCCCTCAGAGTTTGACCATTACGACGGCTGGGGTATGGCGTCAGGTGGAAGATCAGCTATGGCCTAACCTGCGTAAGTACATTGCGAACCTAGGGGATGGCTGGAGAGTGACCAGTAACGAGCTAGAGTTTAATAATGGCAGCAGGGCGATTGGGTTTAGTACGAATGATGCGGGTAAGTTTGAGGGATGGCACAGGCAGGGGCCGACAGATAACCTGCTAATGATAGTTGATGAGGCTAAGACTGTGCCTGATTCCATATATGAAGCTATCGCTCGTTGCCAGCCAAGCAGACTGTTAGTGATGTCAAGTCCCGGCGGGCCGCAGGGTGCGTTCTACAAAGCGTTCACGAAAGAGGCTAGTTTCTGGAAGACTCATAGTGTTACTGCATTTGACTGTCCACATATACCGCAGTCGTGGATTGATGAGCAGACGGAGAAGTGGGGTATAGAGCATCCGTTGATTCGGTCTATGATATACGGGGAGTTCATGGACTTGGGCTCTGAGAATCTGGTTATACCGTATAACACCCTACAGTTCTGTTATCAGAATCCCCCGCAGAAAAGGACAGGCCAGCGGGTAGCCTTCTGTGACTTCGCTGCTGGGGGTGACGAGAATGTGCTATGTATCCGTGAGGGTAATGAGATTCTACCGCTGAAATGCTGGAAGGAGCGTAACACTATGGACTCTGTGGGTAGGTTTATTGTGGAGTTTAAGAAGGCAGACCTAGACCCAAGCTGTATATACGCTGACGCTGGAGGTCTTGGCATACCTATGTGTGACGCTCTGGCTGAAGCTGGCTGGGCCGTTAATAGGGTAAACAATGGTTCTAAGGCTTATGACGATAGACACTATGGGAACCGAGGGGCTGAGATGTGGTATGAGTCAGCCCGTATAATTGAGAAGGCAGAGGCTATACTGCCAGAGGACGATTTACTTATTGAGCAACTTACCACCAGATTAGGTAAGACGAACAGTAAGGGTAAGCTAATGCTGGAGAGTAAGGACGATATGAAATCCCGTGGCATCAACTCACCGGACAGAGGGGATGCGGTTGTGGGAGCCTTAACCTGCGGGGGCATCAACAACCCAACTGTACAGCACGGGCGGCAAAATGTGTTTGATATGATCTGGCCTGACGAGGGGGATGGATACAGTGTCACTCACGGCGTAGGAGGAATGGATGCTGGATAATGGGCGTAAGGACACATCAGTTTAGTACGGGTAAGTTTGACATACACATACAGGACATAGACGGGCTGTGCTGCGATTCGGATAACCCGCCGAAGGAGAAGGAGAAGTCCATAACTATAAGCCCCAAACTCAAGGGGCGGTACAGGCTGGAGGTATTGATACATGAATGCCTACACGCAGAGTACCCGTCTATAGATAAATGCACCGAGGAGGAATGGGTTGATACTGCTGCTGCTAACATTTCTAAGCTTCTCTGGAGACTAAACTATAGAGGATAATATAATCTAATTTACTCTAATCTATTCTATTATATTCTAGTGTGAGTATTTTGGAGAACCTCGGAGAAAGTGGAGAAAGGGTAAAATAGTTTTCTTACAGACAGGGGTTTTCTCCGCACCGAAATATCCGATACATAAGAAACTTGAATCTTTCCGTTTATGCTAATAGTAATTCCTACAGTGCGGTGCGTATGGTGTGCGGAGAGATTCCGTAACGGCTCGCACCTCTCTCTGGGAGCCCTTGAAACAAAGCACCGTACTCTAACGATGGGATACATAGAAGGAATCTTAGGCATAGCTGGGGCTGGGTTATCAATCTGGCTATGGTGGCTTAATAACAGGGCAGCGACTAAAAAGGAAATAAAGGAACAGGATGCCGCTAAAGTGCACAAGCATACTGCTGATTATATTGACGACCAGTTGCAGTAGCCTTAAACCGCTACCGACTACTAGGTTGCCAGAAGGCAATGTTAAGCGTCTAACAGAGATGCCTGAGTTTAATTCTATAAAGGAATCAGGGGATGATGTGAAGCGATGGGCCAGAGAGGCACTTCACTCAATAAACGATTTAGAGTACCAACTAAGGAAACAAGATGATTGATAGACAGGAACTAAGTGACTCCATCACCGTAGACATACAAGATCGCTCCCGCTGGGAGACACGACAAAAGCTGTGGTATGAGATGCGCCACAATGGTCTGCGCCGTAAGAACAAGCCTTGGCGTAACGCCAGTGACCTACACTTCCCCTTAGCCGACTCAGTTATCGAGAGGCTCAAGCCGTTCTACTATATGCAGGTTGTGGGTATGGATACGATTGCTTCGTTCGTTCCTATGCGCCAGCAGGACAACGGCATGACTGTAACAGCCGAGCGGTGGTTTGATTACCATACTAAAGAGAAAACCAATTTCCTAACTGAGTGCCTTACTTGGATTGACCACGGACTAATGAGTGGCCGTTCAGTTATCAAGGTTTACTGGGACTCAGATAAGAAGCAGGTAAGGTACGATGCGATTGACCCGATGATGCTCGTAGTACCAGACCGCACTAAGAATCTTCAAGACTCCGAGAGGGTGGTTCACATTATGCAGATGAGTGTTGAGGCTTTCGAGAACGACCCGAAATACTCAGGCGTGGATGTGGAGCTAATACAATCCAAGAGATATAAAGCTGGCAATAGCGCGGAGAAGGAGGTCACGACCTATCGACGAGAAGGAATCAACTACTCCTCAGATATGAGCCGCATTATTCTCTGGGAGGTGTACCACAAGAGTGAGGGCAAGGTGATCGTAGAAACATTCTGCCCTGAGATTCCTAATATGGATGTACGTCCATCTATGGAACTCGACTACAATCACGGAGAGTATCCGTTTGTAGACTTCAGTTATGAGATTAAAGATAAGGGCTGGTTCTCTCCTCGCGGGGTATGCGAAATCATCGCCCCGTTTGAAGCATCTCTATGTAAGATGTGGAATGACAAACACGATGCGATGACGCTGTACAATCGTCCCATGTTCAAGTCGGACAGGGATGTACCCAACAGCAGCAACATACGTCTTTCCCCAGCCCAAATTCTACCAGTTGGATTAGCACCAGTGCAGATGGCCCAGCCTCCTATCAGTTTCGATCAGGAGATTGAGACTACTCGGTTCATTGCGGAGCAGCGAATCGGTATGCCTGACTTTGGTGTTAACTCGATGAGCAGTAAAGGAGATCGACGAACTGCTACAGAGATCAATGCTATTAGCGGGCTTATGGCAGAGTCCAATGACTTACGGGCTCGCGTGTTCCGTCTGTCTCTTGGCTCTCTATACCGTCAGTCTTGGTCGCTATACTTACAGTACAAGAAGAAAGATTTAGAGTTCCGATACCGTGAAGATAACGGGCAACTGGAACCTGACGCATTCTTTGGTGAGTATGTGATAGAACCTAAAGGTGGGCCTGACAGCCAAAACCGAGCACTCAAACTACAGCAAGCTATGGGGCGCAAGCAGTTATTCGCTGGCTCACCCTATATCAACCAAGCTGAGTTGGATCGCTCAATACTGGAACTGGATGATCCGTCTTTGGTTCGCAGGATGTACATTGATCCGCAGTTCAAGCAACAAACAGAATCTCTTGAGGAAGCTAACAACATCGGAATTATGGAGGTGGGTATGCCAGTTCCGGTGCGTGGTGACGAGGACTTTGAAGTTCGGATCGCCACACTGGTAGGTTACTTAGACAATAAGATGGCTGATAATGATGCCATATCTCAAACAACCCAACAACTAGTCGTTCAAAGGATAAGCCAGCTACTTGATGCATACGAGCAGGTTGATACCAATGCAGCAAGACAGCTACGAAAACAACTCGCTGAGTCTGCTGAATCATTGGCTATGGATCGTCAGGCTCAGGTAATGGGGGCTCCTGATGCCGAACAAATCCAACAACAGTAGAGAAGATAATTACCCTGAAACCAGAAAAGCTTACGCAAAGAAAAATAAGAAAAAGATAGCTGCGTGGTATAAGCAATATTACGAAGAGAATAAGGAAGAGCATAAGGAAAGAAGTAGAAAATATTACAAGCAAAACAGAAAAAAGATAAGGGAGCAGCAAAAGGGTTACAGGAGTAAGTATAAGGATATAATAAGCCAAAGAAGAAAAGAGGCTTTCCTTAGCAACCCTGCCCTAAGAATTATATCAAACCTTAGAAACAGAATAAATAGGGTAATAAAAGGTAAGAGCAAATTAGCAGAAAAGACACTAGGATGTAGCAGGGAACATTTTTTGAAGCACCTTGAAGTTCAGTTTAAGAGAGGGATGACTTGGAAGAACTATGGCACTCACTGGCACGTTGACCACCACATTCCAGTATGCGCTCACGATCAATCTAATAAAAAAGAGTTTGAAGCTTGTTGGCACTTCAGCAACCTAAAGCCAATGTGGAAACTAGATAACCTAAGAAAAGGAAGTAAGATATGTTTAGAAAGATAAGAGCGATGCTGTTATTCGCCAGAGAGGTACAATGGACACCAGAACCGGAGTGGAAAGAGGAAGATTCCGTCAAACTACTATTATTCCTAGAGAGCGAAACGGGGCAGAAGTTTTCCAAAACACTTGCGAATATGGTGATAAGAAATCAGTCTTATTGCTTAGAGGATAAAAAAGACCTTGTTTTCAGCGCAGGGTTTGCTAATGGTTTTAAGGGTTGTGTGAGTGCCATAGAGTCACTTGCCAACAAAGAACTTTACGAGGACTTGGAAGAGGATGAGCCAAGCGACCTCGAAACGTAAAGACATCCTAAATACGCCGAAGCTGGTGTCGGGCCTAGGCGAAACTATAAGACACACCACAGGTAAGCAACGTGCGAGCTTATCTGAAAAAATGCACAAAGATAAAAAATGAGTGAAGAAACAGAGGGCGTAACATTGGAGCAGCTACAGCAAATGGCTGCGGAACAGGACAAGTTATCGGGTTATGATGAGGGGTCGCACCCTGCTGAAGTTCCCACTGCTGAGATCGAGCAGAGGCGAAACGAACAGAGTCAGCCCGAACCGGAAAAACCTAAAGCTGAAGCACCTGAGCCGAAGCCAGCGGAACCGGAGAAACCTGTCGAATCTGAACCGCAGAAAGAAGCTGGGCCTCCAGAAGTGCCTGACAGTTCTTTGAAAAGTGAAGCAGATAGCAAGTCTACTAAGTCTGAAAAACGGCTTAACGATTCTTGGCGCAAACTGAATGACGAAAAGTCTGAGCTTGCACGGCAAAGGCAGGAGCTTGAGGAAGTCAGGCAATCGCTTAATGACCGAGGTAAGCCAGAGGAATTTGTTGATTCGGACGGCAACTCTGCGGAGGACTATGAAGCAGCAGCCAGAAACTTTGAGCTTGAAGGTGAAATGCGTTTAGCTGAGAAAGCTAGAGAGCAAGCCGAAGAGGTCAGAGGTATGGCTCAGGAACATAAGGTTTCCAAGAATGAAGGTCAGTTCAAACAAGAATGGGCCGCTAATTTTGAGGAAGCCGCTAAATCCTACCCTGAATTAAGAGAAGGAGATTCCACATTCAGGAAGGCTGTTAACCAGATTCTCCAAGAGCGACCCGTCCTAGCAACTTATTCAGGCGGCATTATAGATGCGGCAGATATTGTTGCCAATATGCAGAAAGCAGAATCAGCTAACTCGCTTCAAGAACAGATCAACGCTCTCACTGAAGAGAATGCTGGTCTAAAATCTAAACTCTCCATTGGAGGCTCTGACCCGTCTGCACTAACTGGTGATCGTTCATTTAACGAACTAGCACCGGAGGAACAGTTCGCGGAACTACAACGCCGCGCTGCGGAAGTAGATGCAGGAGGAGGCTACTAATGGATTAACTTATTGCATAAATCATGGCTCTACAAAGCACATCGAATCCGTCCACAATGGCGGATCAATACCAAACGTACTTTAGCAAGCAACTGCTAGACTACGCCGTTCAGTCTTTACGCAAGGCTGAGTTCGCTCAAACCGCAGCACTCCCCAAGAACGCGGGGGCTCAATCCATTCGGTTCTTCCGTTTTGGCGAGCCTTCTACTGCTAGTGTGCAGGACTTGACTGAGGGAGATGCGATTGCAAAGTCAGCATACCGTGAGTTATCGCTCGGCTACGTCGATGCCACCTTGAACCAAATCGGTCAGGTGATCGGCGTGACTGACGTTCTCAACGCTACCTCGCTCCTGAACATCATGCAGCAAGCTATTAAGACTAATGGCGAAGATGCTGCCCTCTACATGGATGACCTTATCCGTGACGAGTTGGTGAACAAGACCGACAGCGACGAGAGCGACAGCCGCACCAAGCGTTACTCTGGTGGTGATGCTACTGCTACTTGGGCTGAGTTAGCTGCCGACACGGTTGCCAATACTAAAATTGACGCAACTGACTTGTTGGACAGTGTGACTAACCTGAAGATCAACCGTGCTCCGCAGATTGGCGGTCAGTACGTTATGGTTGCTTCCCCGCAAGTGACCCGTGATCTGATGAACAACACTGATTGGCTGGAAGCTCACAAGTACAGCGCAGTCCAAGGATTGTTCAAGGGTGAGGTCGGCTCCTTCCACGGAGTTAAAGTCATCGAAGATACCAACCCATTCATTGAGGATTCGAGTTCCGCCAAGGGTACTTACAGTGCCTCTGGTGACATCTTCACCTCCTTCGTGATGGGTGGTCAGGCGTTTGGTGTACCTGCCTTATCCGGTGAGTCACCTAAGTCGCCTTCGATTGTCATTACTGACACTCCTGACAAGAGCGACCCACTCAACCAGACCACCACGATTGGCTGGAAAGCATACTACACCGCTAAGGTTCTTAATGAGAACTGGTTCGTGGTGTTGCGTTCTAAGAGCGCGTATGCCTAAACAATAACAATGGAGGGGGTGGGGAAGTAAAAAGCCCTGCTCCCTCCGCTTTACAGATTGGTGTAAGATGCCGATATATGTTTATGAAAATGATAAGGGCGAGAGGATAGAAGAGATACGACTCGTCAAGGACAAAGACCGATGCCCTGATGGATACTCAAGAGTGAAGGAGCCACAGGCAATGTCTTTTACAGGAAACGCTTCCAACCCTACGAACATGAAAGATGGTGTTCTCAAGGGTTATTATGCTGAAGAATGCAAAGGCGGGAGATGGAAGTCCGACTATAGCAAGAAACAAATCAAAAAAGCGTGGAGTGACTAATGGCTAGAAAAGATATTGCCGATATAGGCGAGGTGGTAAGCAACACAACTTGGGATGATGAATTGCAGGTTAGTCTTAGCGGGTGTTCCCTGCTGGGGCTTTTCGGTTCTTGTAAGGCATCTTCCGATCAGTACGTTATGGTGTTCGATAGTGCCAGTGCTGTAAGTGACGGTACTGCTCCATCAATTCATCCTATCTATGTAAAGGGTGGGGATAACTTTTTCCTAGAGGTTCCTGTTAGGGGGCTTAGGTTTACTAACGGTGTGTATGTTGCGTTCTCCTCGACAAACACAACCTTAACCAAATCTTCAGCAGACTGCTGGTTTACGGGGGCAATAGTATGAGTCAAAGTCAATTAGGTCAGAGCCTTGGCGGTGGCGGTGGCGGTAGTGGAGACATTACTGCGGTTACTGCTGGAACTAATCTAGACGGTGGCGGTACTAGTGGTGCGGTAACTATTAACCTGCTTACCGAAACAGTTGAGGACATCGTTGGCGCAATGGTTGACGGTGGCACTGAAACTCGATGCACTGTTACCTACGATGATGCGGCTGGTAAGTTAAACTTTGTCGTGGATGACATGACCACTGACGCTAACACCACTTACGGCGTGTCGGCTGTTGATGGCGATAACACTGATGAGGAAAAGATTAGACTAACTGGTAGCGACTCCTCTACGGATGACATAGTTTTAGAGGCTGGCACTGGCCTTACTATTGCTAGGGATGGCGATAAGATTACTTTTACTAGCACTGCCGATGCTGCTGGAACAGACAACTCAACCCCTGTAACCCTAGCTGGAACACCGGACTATTTAACTCTGAGCGGTCAGGAGATTACTCTAGCTCAAATTGATTTAACTGCTGACGTAACTGGCAACCTACCTGACGGTAATATAGCCAGCGCATCAACATGGAACGGAAAGCAAGACGCACTCACCTTTGGAATCGCAAATACCAATGCGGTCAAGGTAGACTCAGCGGATGTAGCTGATGACGAATATGCTCGGTTCACTGCAAGCGGATTGGAGAGTCGCAGCGGGTCTGAGGTATTGAGTGACATTGGTGCTGCTGCGGCGGCGCACAACCATAACTCAGCCTACCTTCAGATTACCAACAACCTGAGTGATGTGACGGCATCCACAGCCCGAACTAATATTGGGGTGGCTATCGGTTCGGATGTTCAAGCATACGATGCGGACACTGTTAAATCCGACACTGCTACAAACTTCACTGCTCCTGTTCGGGGCGGCGTGGATAGCACTCAAGCGTCTGCGGGTGTTTGTGATTTATCCGAGGCCAATAACCACGCTGTAACTATTTCTGGAACCACAACGATTTCTGTCACTAACCCAACTGCGGGACAATCGGGCGTCATTACGATCACGCATGACGGCAGTGCGGTTAGCTTTTCCGGAATCAAATTTGAAAGCGGATCAGCCCCAACGCCATCCACATCCGGTGTTGATCTATTGGCCTACTACGTTGAGTCCGCTAGTCGGGTTTCGGCGGTGTTGCTCAAAGCCACAGCATGATTATTGGCAATCCATTACTGCTCAAGAAAGCGGCTGACTCAACCCCAGCCGAAGACCCTGTGACTAGGTCGCTGCGGTTTGACCGAGCCAGCACGCAGAAGTTAACACGCACTTTTGGCACCCCCACATCTCAAAAGAAAGTGACTATATCGTTGTGGATAAAGCTGGCAGAGCAAGGAGACGGCAGCAGCACCACACCTTACGGCGGGATAATTGCTACGGGTACCCATTACACGAACTATACTGCAATAAAAGTAGGTGGAGGCGCGACTAATTCTATTATATTCGATGAGGTATCTGGGGGTGCTTACAAAAGCCATCGGGATACATCTAGGGCATTCCGAGATATGGGGGCGTGGATGCATTGCGTTCATGTCATCGACACGACTGACTCAACAGCAGATGACCGCTCTAAATTATACATTAACGGGACTCGATACACAGGGACATTTTCCGCTTCTCATGCGAATTATTCGCAGAACTTTGACACACAGTGGAGCGAAAGCGGGGAAACAATTACCATTGGGACTGAGGCACAAGCATATCATTTCGGAGGCTACCTAGCAGACATTCATTACATCGACGGGCAAGCACTTGCTGCCAGCGATTTTGCGGAAACAGATTCATCAACAGGACAGTGGGTTCCAAAGGAGTATTCAGGGACTTACGGCAATCAAGGATTCCATTTAGATTTCAAGGAAGACGGAGCGACCACAAGCAGCAACTCTGGGATTGGAAAAGACGTAAGCGGCAACGGGAACTATTTTGCTACCACAAGCATATCAAGCTCCTCACTAGACACGCCGACAAAAAATTACGCAGTTCTTAATCCTTTAGCTCAATCCACTTACACTCTTACAAACGGAAACCTAGAGTGCAAGCGAGATGCCAGTAGCGCACAGAGTTATGTAACTTCAACTATAGGCGTTAACGCCAGTTCAGCCACAACATCAAAATGGTACTGGGAGGTGTACGCCAAAACGATTTCCTCTAATTATCCGAGAATCGGGATTAGCAGCTATTATTCCCGTGGCGGAGATGAGCCAACTACCAGTTTTCTCTGCGGCGACACCGATGGAACAGGCAGGGCTTGGGCGTCTCAAAATGGAAGCGGAGACATTGATATGGGAGGGGGAACCTCCTACGCTGGAATGAAATTCAATGGCTCTAATAGTGGCTCGGAATTT